TGAATGCGCAATGCACAGACAATGTCTGCCCTCCCTTTACTAAGGAGGGCTGCAGTTACCCTGCACCACCAAGTACTGATGGTAGCACAGTTGCGACTGCAATGATTTCTCCTCGATCAAAGGACTCAGTCCTTAATCTTGGTGTTCTCGTTGCTGGATTGGAGAAAAATTTGTTTTCTCCAAAGGAGCTAACGAGCTCCTCTGCTGTTATCGTACGCTCCTTTCTTCTCGTGTTCATGGCTCGACGTCTGTCGAGACCATTCTCATTCAAAGACTGGAAACGGTGCCTCAAGTCGTTCAGAAATACTTTTGAATTACTTCTGAAATTTGAGGACGAAGACAATAAGGAACAAGACGTCGCCAAATACTTCATCGGTTGTTTGGTTGCTCGTGCTTATGGTTCGGGGGAACTTCCTCCAAAACCTTCATGGGCGACTGATCAACTTTGGTTTCCTGCGAATCTTTTTTCGGGATGGTGTTTGAGGTTCATTTCTCGCGCCTTTGTGCGCCGGGATATTAATTTCTTTAACTCACTTGGTCAATCGAAGAGGATGTGGCCTGTCCTTAGTATCCGAAGAGCCGAGAAGGCAATTCAGGACCATAAGGATTTGGTCACAGCTCCTTTAATTGAAGTGACTGATGAACACCGTTCTTTGTCCGATACCATGCGTCGGGTGGCTGTTGAGATCTTTTCAAACCCCCCCCCACCGACGAAACTTTTTCCTTCATTATCTGCTTGTTTGCAGATAGCGCGCCGTAAGGGTGGCGCTTTAGCTCTGTTTGATGATCTTCATTTCGAACAAAAACGACACCAACCTTTTACAAGTTTGGACCACTTTTTATCAGACGATCCCGTCCGCGGGCTCTCGGCTGCTACCACCTTGTGGCGAAATAACGTTCTGAAAACAGCGGTTGAAGCTTCCATCAACGGCCTACTTAATGATGCGGATGCCATGCTTAGGGTCAACGTTGAGTTGATTCCTGAACCTGGTAAGTTCCGTACCATTACGAAGGGAGATGGTTATCTCTACACCGCTATACAGCCTACCCAGGGACAGATGTTGGATTGCTGGAAATCGCACTCCTCATCTACGATGATGAAAAACGAGAAACTTCTCGATGATATTCAGAAGATGTACGATTCGACCCCTCATGATTGGAAGTTCGTTTCCGTTGATTACAAGAGTGCGACGGATACAATTAATTATTGGGCAAGTAAAGAGGCCCTCCGTCACGTCCTCGACGCTCCTTCACGAAACGATACTTCATTTACGAATGCTGATTTGGCTTGGTATTCCCTCTCTTTGGCTCGGGTCTGGTACCCTTTCAAGTTAATGAATCAATATATATCCACAACAGGACCTGCTGCTGAAATCGCACGCCATCGGGTGTACGATCAGACATCAGGTCAGCTGATGGGACATCCATTGTCCTTTCCGCTTCTCTGTTTGATTAACTTGTCTTGTTATCGTCATGCCATAGAGTTGTGGTATTTGGATCTTGTTCGGCACCTTGATCTTACGCTTTTAGGTCCTGAGGTTTATGACCTTTTGATCAAACGTTTTCAGAAATGGAAACGTCTCTTGGTAGATCACGTGCTGGTCAATGGGGATGATATGTGTTTCAGAGCTCCTGTTGGGTTCTTGCCTTACTTTTGGCATGTAACTTCGCTGGTTGGCCTGAAGCCCTCGATCGGCAAAAACTTTGTCAGCGATTATATCATTACCATTAATTCACAGGTGTATGAATTAAAGAAAGATGGAAGACTCTATCGTCGGGGCTACTTGAATTTGCCTCTTACGTTAGGTCAGTCCATCAAACGCGGTGTTTCGAATGCTACTCCTGAACTCTTGGGCAAAGATCTCAATCGAATGATCGAGTTCTGCCCTTGGGCCAGTTGTGCGCTTCCTATGACATTCGCTCGTTTCAAGAAATACTACCGTGGTAAATGGTTTTCACCCAATTGGTTCCTTCCTGTGGTGTTGGGAGGATACGGTATAGATCCAAAATATGCAAGTTCATCTTGGAAAATCTCTCGAGCGCAACGATTGGTTGCCGCACGCTTTACCGAACCGGGTAACAATTTGGCGTTATTTCAGACGCTTAATTCCGGTCGCTTGAAGATTGATTTGTCCATATGTGCACATTTTTTGCGAAAATTCGAAATCATTGCTAGATCTAAGGCAGAAAATCCTAAGGATTGTTTCGACCAAAGAACCGACGAATGGATGAATAGACTAGCATATGTGTCATTAGCAAAACAAGCAACAAGTTCAAAGCGATGCCATGAAGAGACGGTGGTGGAGATTCGTCCGGTTCGAAAACTCCTCTGTAAGAGAAATTTCTTCACCAGACTTCATCCCATATCCGACGAGAAGATCGCCGAATATCGTGATGTTGTCTTCTCTTCGGGCGCAGCGGTGGCCTGCCCTCCCCTTAATATTTTAAAAGATAGCTACAAGGAAAAAGTAGCTGCTCATAACATGGGGTTGCTGCGTGTAAAGGCCCAAAATCGTCAGACACTGATGAATCGAAGGATGTTCTTTTATGTTCTTCCTCATCCCGAGTCTGCGTGCTAACCAAAATGCCAAGAGACTGCACGGCGCCTTCCGGTTACGTAGTGATGCACAGTCCCGCCCTTGTGAGCGGTATCCCATACTTCACAACTATGAATCATCATCTATGTCTCAGAAGACAAAGAAGATATCACCCAAACCGAAGGCTCGCCCTTCAACCAAATCCGGACCCCCTGTATCCATCAAAATGGGTAAAGGTAAGGGCTCCGCACCAAAACTTTCGCATTCAAAAGACGGTTCAATCCGAGTTTCTCATCGAGAATATCTTGTGGATGTCATTTCACCTAGTGTGTTTGATGTCGGCATTATTTCTGTTAATCCCGGATTAACCGCTTCTTTTCCATTTTTGTCACGGATTGCTCTTTTGTATGAATCGTATATAGTACATTCTTTGACCTTTCACTTTGTTTCTTCTTGTAGCACCGCCACCGCCA